AACGACAAGCACAGCGGCAGAAAGCATTCGGAAGGATGGCGTCATAAAGGCGGGTGCCATGGGTGATGTTTTTCTCTGCCGGAATCCGCTGGATGCTTGCAAGTTTCTTATTCTCCGCGGGACACCGGTTATCTACGTTGTCGAAGTTGATTTAAGGCGCAGCGAGGTGATCGAAAGCTACGACCATGCAGAGAGTTTTTTCAAATGCAAGGCATATATACATCATGGCGATATTCCCTTGCACGGATTGACACCTGTTCGCGCCTATGATTTTCATAAACTGTTGGAGGATGAAGAATGACGGACGAAAAGATTATTGAAAAGCTGGTCGATGACCAGCAGCACGGCTGGCCGCTGTGCCCCCGCTGCGGAGAGAGGATGCCGGACAAACTGACCCACGGGGCACTGAGCCGCCATGCCAAGGGTGTGTACATCTGCGAGGCCTGCGGCACCGACGAAGCCCTCCGGGACTGGAGCGGCAACATCAAACCTTTGCGCGACTGGGTGCTGGTTCGCGTATACAATGGAGATCTTCGGAGGTAATCAATATGGAAGAAATGCTCCTGTCACTGAATGGACCGTGGTCAAACGCAGCCTGCATCGGCTACTGTGTCATGGCGATGCGCAACGCCGGTTTGAGTGAGAAAATACAGCGCAAAGTCCTTGATGAACTGACCCGGTGTTTCGACGACGTGAGTGTTGAAGACGCTGCACAGATGAAGTTCTAACAAACAAAAAATCCCCCTACACTGGCCCGAAGGTCAATGCAGGGGGATTTTTGCGCGCTACCGAGGTAGCCAAATATAAAATCAAGAGTGGACCATGCCAGGCCGCTCTCTACAAAAGCCGAAGCTTTTCAAGTGCCTCTATTTTACACGGCACTCATGCAGCAGTCAAGACTTTTTGCCCAGTGCTGCGGTCATAACATCAAAGGCGTGTTCGATGACAGCATCCAGCACCTCGTCGGTGATGGCCCAGCGGATAGCCGCCGGGCACTTGGCGCGGAGAGCGGCGAACACCTGCTTCTTCTTTTTGGCACCCTGCCCGCTGCCCATGATGGACAGCTCGGCCTTTTCGACCAGCTCCAGAGCCAGATCCTTGACGGTGGCCTTGTAGCCCAGCCGGATGCCGCCGACCGCCAGCGAAACAAAGCCCACCAGCATCAGGGCAAAAGCGATGGGCGCGGGAATAAAACTAAGCATAGCTTCCATGATATTTCTCCTTTATGTTCATCAGCGCCCCGGAGATGCCCCTCTGGGGCGCTTTGTGTCGTTTATGATAGTGGGATAGGTCAGATGTACTTATCGGCCCCGGAAATAGCTTTCCAGCTCGCTGGGCCGCAGATGCCGTCCGTGGTCAGCTTGTGTGCTGCCTGCGCCTTGAGCAGCGCGTTCTCGGTGCCCTCGCCGAAAATGCCGTCCGGGGTCAGCCCCAGCAGCCGCTGGAGCATCTTCGTGGCTGCACGGTTTGCATCCCCGGTGCAGCCCCGGCGGATGGTCGGCAAGATGAATTTCAGGTAGGTGGTGCTGGGATAGTGCCGGGGGGCATCGCACAGCCACGTTGCCTTTGCATCGCGGGTATCGGTGTGTACGATGGCGCAGCCGTCATACCAGTAGATGCCAACCGCCTTGAAATACTGGGTGGCGATGATGCCTAAGGCCACAGGATTGATGCTGCGGTCTACAAGCCGCCAATCCGCAGCCATACCATAGCGGTGCTTGCTGCCAGAGCTGCCGCCGACTGCCGCATTATGCGAGAGGCAGCGGTATCCGCTGGTCACCTTGATGGCCTTGCCCAGCTTGTCCCGGATGGCCTGAAGTTTTTCGACCAGCTCCGAATCGACCATCTGGCGGCTGCATCCACAGGGACACTTGAAGTCCTTGCGGGTGAAGTTCTTGCTCAGGGTAGATGTGTCGCTGGCCTGATAGACAATGACTCTCATGTAGAAAACCTCCTTCAAGAGAAGTCGTGCTTTTGAAGCCGCTCGTTGTACACCCGCTTGATATTCGCTACCGCACAGATGCAGCGGTTGTTCTTATAGTTCGGGTGGCTATGGCAGTAGTCCTCATAGGCGTCAATGACGGCCAAAGTCTCGATGAAATGCTCCCTCGTGTGATGCCTGTCGTCAATCAGCTCGTCATTGAACCTTAAAATCTGGGTACGGAGCAGGTTTGCGTTTCGCTCGTCGTCAACTTTGATGTGTTCGTCGAGCTTCTGCTGTGTCTGCTTCTGCTGTTCCAGCACCTCGGCGTTCAGAGCGTGGCCAATGAGCTGGGCCAACTTGCTCCACGGATTCAGCTTGATGGGCGAAATCTGCACGAGGGTCAGGAGGACTACGAGCGCCCCGCCCCCCGCTGTAAAAAGTTCCTTGATGTCGTCGATGTTCAATGGTCAGTCCTCCATAATAAAAAGGCGGCCGCGTATCTTCACGCAGTCGCCTTTCCTGTTGTCTCCCTGCTTAGTCCTCAGTGATAAGGTCTTCGCAGCCGGAATCAATGAGCAGCTCCCGAACCTTGCTCTTCAGCTTGGCGGGAACCTCAGCAAAAGTCTTTTTGCCGAACATGATCTGCTGCGCCCACAGCATTGCCATCATAAGCACACCCTCCTTTCCTAAAATTTTGCAAAGAAAATGAGCAAGGACGTCGGCGGCCAACTTAGCCATAGACTTCCTCGCTCATCTCTAATACACAGTCGGTCAACATCTGAACCTGCTTCCGCAAGTCTGCGCAGGTATCGACCAGCTGCTTCATATCTGCAACGGTGGGTTTCTGCTGCCCGC